CAGTGGGCTAACGGAGAGTATGCCGCTGGATTTGTGAACATGGCTGTAGGTATGACGCAGATTACAGGGCGAGTCCTTTCATCTCTTGACCAAGGCGCAATCGCCATGCTGGAGAATCAGAATATTACTCGATATGCGATGGAGGCTCTAGCTGCCAACACTAAAGGCAAGATTCCTAAAGATAAGCTGAAAGAGTTTGCGAATATGGTTCTCCATACAAAGCGGAGAGTTATTGCAGAAAGCATAGCCAGCGGGATGCCAAGGGATCGTGCTGGAGTGCTGGCAGACTTGGCGGTTAAATCTGAAGTTATCTCTGCCCTATCTTCAGAAGGAATAAGCCCGATAGATACTCTTGATGCCTCGATCAATGATGCGCTTCTTTCTGTAGGTAGAAACAAGGCGATTACAATCAAGGGCGCAGAAAATGAAACCACAAACCTTTCTGACGAAGGAATGTTGTCATATCTTCCGATTTCATTCTTGCAAACAATAGCTTCTGGTGCAGCAAGACAAGGTTCTGGAATGCAGATTTTCTCAAAGATGCTTTACGGATTCGCATTGGTTCCAGCTAGAGTGTTTCACAATGTTGCTTGGTTTAGTCCGTATGGGTTCGTTAGACTCTGGGTTGATAACATGAAAAAGAATAAAGGACAAGACTCTCCATACGCAATGTCTCTTCAAACAGACGCTCAATTCAAGCAAAGGCTAACAGAAGCTATTGCGGGTTCAATCGTTATGCTTGGCCTTGCCGCATTGAGAGCTGGATCATCCGACGATGAAGACGACAGGCAGTTTAGGATTGTTATTACAGGTAACGGCCCCAGTGCCACAACGGACAGGCAATACTTTGACTCATGGAACAAGAAGTGGAAGCCATACAGCATCCATATTGTAGTTGGAGATACAATTATCCCAATTAACATCGGGCGCGGTGGTGAAGCTTTATTCTTCCCGATCATGCTTGCTGGAGCTATGGATGACTGGGAAATTAAGAAGAAGCAGAACGACACGAAGAAAGAGCCTGAAGATTTAAGCGCAATGGCATCCATGCTTGGATCATCATTCTTTGCTCTTGCACAGAGAGGCCCGTATGCTGCTTTCACCAAACCACTGTTCGATGCATCTAAAGACGGAAGAGTAACAGAGGAACTTGCGAGCCAAGCTGGATACTTTGGAAAGACATTTATCCCGTTTCTCGGAACATCTGTCGCAAGGAACATTACTGATTTCATAAACGATCCAGTCGATAGGTCTTCAGTCGAGGGAGCTATCTACGCAAATACACCGATTGTTGGGCCGTGGATGGGCGCTAAAGCTCTTAACGCTCTAGGCCAACCAGTCAGGGCTGATGACTGGGGCGACAAGCTATTTAAGCTAGGAGTTCCTGTTGTATTCTCGTTCCCGAAAAATACACCAATGAACGAACTGAATGAGCTTATTCTAAAGCAAGGTGGTGGACCCTCAATCCCAACTAGAACAAATGCTCAAAAGAGATTCGGAGACATTCTTACAGATGATGAGTTTGAGTCATATGTCCGTGAATACGGGAAAGTAATGTCGGATCGAATGTTTAAAAACAGATCAAAACTTGAAAGAATGAAGCCAAGCGATTACGATGATGAGCTTGAAAAATACGCAAGAGGCTACTCCGCTGGTGACTTCAAAGTGAAGGGTGCATCGGATATGGCAGTCCAAGCGGTTAAGCGCATGAGACAATGATCGAATATGAACTGATAGACAAGTCTAGTTCCCCTTCTGGGAACTGGAGAATTAAAGTTCCACAAACTGGGGTTGAGTTTAAACACTACGACTATCGAGCGATAACCAATGCATACAAATCCCACTGCAACGCTAATGGGATTTTGCTGTCTCCAAACTGGGAGGAAGAATTCTTATCTGAAATGTGTAAACAGAATCCAAGCTGGGGATCAAAGTGCATTCCGAATAGCTCTAAAAAAGTAACCCGCAGAAGGCTATCTTTGACTGCCGTTCTTTCGTTCTTGAACATGATGCGAATCTGGGTGCAATCAACCTTATCCGGCAAGGATGCCTTCGTATCTCAAGAGGAGGCTGATAGAAGGGCTGGCATTTGCGTTGGTTGCCCGTTTAACACGACTTTGCAGTTCTCCTGCGGTGCTTGCATGGGTGCGGTGCTAACGCTCATACAGGGCGTTATAGGCAAAAGAAAGACACAATACGATGATAGGCTTGGAGCCTGCCTTGTTTGCAGTTGTTCTCTCAAGGCGGCTGTTCATGTTCCGATTGACATTCAGAGGCAGGGATTGAGCGAGGATATTAAGAAAGATTTTGACGATATAAATTATTGCTGGAAGAAAGGATAGTAATGAACTTTTTACATGAACGAGATTTAGGGGATATTATTCTTAGCTTGGCATCAGTCCAAGCAGCAGGTGGCGGGAACTACTACATTCAAAATAATCCAAATGCTATAAGGATGCTTGCCCCACTAATCGAGCATCAGCCATATATAAACAAGTGTGGCAAGAAACTTATATATAAAATAGATAAATCCTTTGTTGATTTCAGAAATGGCGGACTCCCGTATGGCGTTCCGCTTGCAGAGCTACACGCCAGATGGATAAAACAGCATACAGATTTAAATAAACAGTGGCTTTTTTGTCCAAAGGATAATAAGTTCAAAGGCAGGATTATTGTTAACAAGACGAATAGATATGCTAATCCGTTATTCCCGTGGAAAGAAATAGTTAATCAACTCGGTGAATCAATTCTATTTGTTGGACACGACAACGAGTATGACTTGTTCTGTAGGAGATTTGGAAAGGTTGAGCGATTGATCGTTAAGGACTATCTTGAACTTGCGATTGCTATCAATAGCTCGGAATGCTTTATCGGGAATCAGAGTTCAGCGAATTGCGTAGCTGAAGGGCTAAAGCATCGGACGATACAAGAAGTCTGTTTATGGACTCCAGATTGTATCTATAAACGAGACAATGCTACATTTTGCTACGATGGAAAGATCGACACAGTTTTGTCAGAAAAACGCATACAAGTTTCGGCCAAAACTCCAGAGCGATATATAGACAAGTCGCATACCCCAAGCGGCGGTTGGAGATTAACTATAAACGGAAAAACATTAAATAGTTACTCAATTGATGTGCTGGTAATTCAGGCTCAATCAGCGGGAATGGAGAAGCCTAAATCTGAGATAGAAAAGATGGTTGTAGCAGAGACGCTTCCTTTCGTTGCTCTTGATCCAATTACAGAACGATTGCTTGTATCCATACAGAAAGTAAAGGAACTGATCGGATGAATGAAACGAGTAAGGCAATGCGAAGGAGATTGATTGAAAATGAGCTTCAAGTATTCAACTGGTCTGAAATTTTTAGTGGTAAAGGAATTGATGTAGGGTGTGGGGATGATAAGATTTGGTATGACAATTGCATCCCGTTTGATATGAATGACGGAGATGCTAATTGTATTTCAAAATACTTTCCTGCAAAGTTTGATTACCTACACGCCTCTCAATGCCTTGAACACATGCACAATCCATACGAAGCAATCATTGAGTGGATTAAGATTGTTAAGAGTGGTGGGCATTTAATTGTATCTATTCCTGATTGGGATTTGTATGAAGGAAACAAGTGGCCCTCAAGATACAATCCAGACCATAAAAGCACTTGGAGTTTCACGCATGAAACGAGTCCAGCAAAGTATCATGTGAACATCTACAAGTTCTTGGATTACTTGAAGCCACACTGCTACGCGAAGAGAGCTATGCTTGTGGATACTAATTACGATTACAAGATCGAATCAAGCGTAGATCAAACATTCATTGAATCAAATGGAGTGGAGGCATTTATAGAAATAGTTTTATGCAAGCTGTAATAGTTAAAGCCGCTTCACAGGTTAAAGAGGTTGATAAACTTATCGAGCATTGCAGGCGATTGGATGGGACTGAAGTAAAAGTTATCATAAATGATGGGCTTGTAGTGTCATATCCAGAAAGAAATAATCACGCATTACAGCAGGCATTTAATGCTATGGGTTCAGAACCATTTGCGTGGTTAGAGCCTGATAGCATACCTCTAAAGGTTGGATGGCTTTATGCGCTTGAGCGAGAATATACGAAACTCGGAAAGCCAATAATGCTATCGTCAGATTCTCATCCACCTCACGATATGATTGGCGGGATCGGTGTGTATGGAGGTATTGCTAGGAAATTAATCCCAAAGGGAATTGAAAGAGACGGATGGGATGGATGGATTATCAAGAATATAAAACCACTTGTTTCATTCACCAACCTAATACAGCACTCTTACGGAGATTACACGAATGGGTTAAATCCTCATATGTTTCCAAGAGATAGGAATATGATTAGAAGTGAATCAGTTATATTCCACCGAGATAAGTTTCAAGGACTTATTGTTTAACCATAAATAGCCTTAAACTTACTGAAGGCTTGCTTCCAGCCTTTAGAGTCAGACTTATTGTTAGGATTAAGAGCCTTTGTAGCTGTGCTGCTATCTAGGTTAAGCCTCTCTCTAGCCAAGGCGAGTAGTCCCATCCCCGCATCTGCAATGTCAGGAGATATGCCGAATCGTTGTTTCATCTCAGACTTAGGCAGAACCTTAATGCGTAATGCTAGGTTCTTCTCTCCATTAGGATCAAGTTTCCGCATACACATCTCTCGCATCAACTCATCGCCGATACCCTTGACTTGACCAGTCCGCATATACTCCTTGCAGGAATACCAAATCTCGGAAACCGAGTTGACATACCTTTCGTGTGACGGGGTTGGATCGTATGCCGATACAGGCTGATCTGAAGCCCTGCCGCCGAACTGCAAGCCATACACATCCTTTGACCAAGCAACGGATATAAAGTCGCCTAGAGGCCCACCAGCGCCGGACTTATCGTATCCTGCATTACGAGGCTGAACACCCCTAGCTAGACACTCATTACGGAACCATTGAACTACCTGCTGAGAACGAGTCATGGATTGGTCTGTGACATCCTCTTGGAAGACCAAGAACTCATCGTATTGCAGACCCTTGTATCCATGTGGCTCTGCCAGCTTGCCAACCGTCCCAAAGTAAAGAACCGTTCTATCTCCACCATTAGTGAAGGATGGATCGAGGAAGGCGACCTTGGTTTTCTCGTTATCAAGCCATACGGCTTTGTCGGTAGCCTTAGAGTTAAGTATCTCGACCTCGGAATAAATCTGATCTGTAATACCAGCAGGACACCAGAAGCCACGATACATTCGCCAAAACGAGGATGTATTCTTAGCCTCTTCTGGAATCTTCTCAAAATCCTGCGGACCCTCCATCCAAGAATAAATCTTTTTCTTGGCTATCATGTTTGGGTTTTTCAACCCATCGAAGTGCAAGCATACTCCACGGGAAGTGGCCCATTCTTCATCGTCAACAGTAATAGTTTCCCATCCATCTTTAGGCTTGGCGAACTTTCCAAACGCATCCACATACGAGGCAGGGTTGGAGATTCCGATGAACTGAAAGCGTTCGCAACCCTTGGACAAGTTGAAGAATGCAACCTCTGTAATAGCCTCAGATAGCTCAGATAACTCGTCAGCAACAAAGATAACATTCTTGTTGTGGATACCCTGCATCTTGCCAGTAGCGTCACGCTCCTTCTTCTTTTCACCGGGGATAAGAACAATGCCAGACAAGTCAGAACGCTTGCCATCCTTGCCTACATAACTGATCTTATTCTCCGAATCCACAAGATGCCCCGGCAAACCTAGCTGTTCGCATACTCCCCAATACCTAGTAATCTTACCCCAGATACGCTGCTTGGATGCCTTGATTGTCGTGGAGGTAGCAAGGACTGTTGTGTTCTCTGGATCGGCTAGGTAGTTCACGATTGCCCATATTGCGTAAGCCTCCGATTTACCGCAACCACCAGAGCCAGCGATTGCAAGGTATTCGTGATTGCAAGCAGCTCGGATCATTCGTTCTGCCCAAGGATGCCAGATGAAGTTTACTGTTGACTTGCTATCTTTCTCAGGCCAGAGAGCCTTGGCGATTCTTTGGAAGTGATGGAATATATCGTATCCACCAGTATCTTTAGGAATCCTCCCTTTAATCTTTTCTCTGAACATCGCAAGTTCGATTGCGATTTGGTGTGTCCCTTTTTTCCAGTTAAACCCGTAAAGGTGAAGGTATCCATCAAGTGGATCACCGTAAATTGGTGCTGAATTCATCTAGCTCACTTTACAAAAATATAAAACTCTTTCAATTATTTCTTGAAAATAAGTCATATTATAATAGTATGGGGGAAGTGATGAACATACTAAAGGAACTTGGTTTTCAAAAAACGAGGGCAGAACTTTATATTGACGAACATCGGCAATCTGTTTTATTTGATGTGATTGTTAAACCCGAAGATTATGTCAATGGAACTAAGTGCAACCCTACAAAATCTCCTCTTGCTCTGGCTTTGCAAAGGGCAGTTGAGGGAACTCCGTATCGGGTGGAAAGAGCGGGTTTTAAAGTTCTCGTTATTTCTCGCGGTATTTACGAGTATTGTTTCTTTATGCCTCGGAGGGTGTGGAGGAAGGTAAGTGGGTTTGAATTTGACGATGCGATTCCTTCTAGGCCGATTAAATTCACGGCTGAGTTTGAGATGATTTTTTAATATGAAGCTAGTTATTCCTGTATCAAAACATGATCGGCATTTGATCCCTGATTTCATCAGTGCGATTAATAAATTTCCAGTAGGCGAAGAACACGACCTACTAGTTATTGGGTCAAGAGAAAACGAGGAAGTCATCATTGGATTTGAAAAGCAAATTAAACATTTGTTCAAATCTTCTGAGGCTTGCATTATTCCAGACACGATGATGGGTTGGCCTATGTCTTGCAACTTCTATTTCCAGCAGACTTGCGCTCATCTCCGTAAGGATGAAGAGACGGATGCGTTTCTTTGGTTTGAGTTAGACACCGTTCCAATGCGAGAGAATTGGCTTGATCTAATTGCGTTTGAATATTACGCAGACACGACTAGGGCGGTTAAGGAGAAGCGTGAACCATTGATTTATCTTGGAGTTAAAGAACGAGTGTATGAAGGCAAGAACGGGGAACTCGTTCCTGAGTCTGTCACAGGACACAGGATGGCTCAAGTTGGAGTGTATTCCACAAAAATCTGTTCTGCACCTGTATTGAATTCCCTTTCTATATCTAACAGGCATTGGACCCACATCATCCAGTGGTATGTAGTTAATCGGATGAAAGAATCTAATCTCATCCAAAACAACTGGAGGACAGAAAAGTATCGCAATATTAACGGAGAAATGGTATGTGATTCTATCTCTAATTTAGCGTGGGATGTCCATTGGAACAAATCTGTAAGCGAGGACGCAGTTCTCGTTCACGGGTGCAAGGATAGCTCACTTGTTAAGTTATTGTTGAACAATATAAATAATGACGATATGAAAGTTGCAAAGAACTTAACAGTTGAGGAAGCGCAAGAGATCGCTGAAGGCATTGAAGATATTGATGAATCTGAACTTGAGAAAAAGATGAGGATTTATCAGAAGCGAATAGCCAACTTAAGGTTCTTCCAAAAGAAACCAACAAAGGAAGACAATAATGAGTGATCGACTAGAAACAATTTCAAACAGCGGGAAGCCTCCGGTTTCTCGCATTAAGGACGCTAAATCAGCTTATGAGATTTGGGAGACTCTACGACGAGCGGATGCCGTCTCAGCTTTTGACCGTAGCAAGATTGACGCTGCTTACGACAACGAACGACCCTACGACGAAAGGGCGCTTATCAATGCAGGGCAATCCTACCGAGTCAATGTGTCGTGGGGGTTTGCGAAGCAAGTTCTTGATACGGCACTTGCTGGGTATGTTGACATCATTAATGCGCCTCAAACATTCTTCCGTTGCCCGACTCTTTACGGGAGCCAGACGGAGCGTGACGAACTTGAGCAAGTTGTAGCACAGGAAGTAACCGCTGCTGTTCGCTCTTGGCGCAACTTCTTCCCTACATATCTCAAGCTCTGCAATAGCTTTATTAAGCATGGAGTTGGTGTGTCGTTGTTCAATGATGAGTGGGACTGGCGTTGGAAGTCAACGGATATGTCTGACTTCAAGATTCCTCGTAAGACTGAGATCGGTCAGGACAATATTGATGTTGCCGCTTGCTTGCGATTCTATTCCCCTACGCAACTTTACCAGTTGATTAAAGACGAAGAGACAGCACAGATTAACGGATTCAATATTCAGGCTTGCCGTAAAGCAATTACATCTTCTGTAAATAATAATAACAATTATTACAACTTCCGTCAGTATGATTGGGAGAAGCTAGAGATGGAGCTTCGTAATAACGACCTGTTCTTTACGACTCAAGCCGCGAACCAGCAGTCAATTCGTGTTGTCCATTTGTGGGTAACTGAATTTGACGGCAAGGTTTCGCACTACATGATTAACGATGACAATGGAGTGCAGGACTTCTTGTATAAAAAGATCGGTAGATTTGATAACAGCTACGAAGCCTACACTGTCTTTACCTATGGAGTTGGAACTAACGGATACTATCACGGAGTTCGTGGTCAGGGCTACGATGTCTTTGCAATTAACGGCGCATTGAATCGTGCATACTGTTCGCTTCTTGAGATCGCATCCTTCGGTAGTGCGCCTACATTCCAACCTAAAGACGAGACTGCTTTGCAAGAGATGCAGTTTATCCCGAATGGAGTTTATAATTTGCTTTCACCGGGAATTGAGGTCATTAAGGATACTATAGTTCCCAATGTATCTAACGGAACATTGCCGATTGTTAGCGCGTTTACACAGTTGTTCAGAGAAAGAACATCTGCATACAATACAGAATCCCTAGTCAATACATCGGTTGAGAAGTCTGCAACACAAGTGCGTGCTGAACTTAGCAATATTGCTAAAATGAGCGTGTCAGCTTTGAATCTTTTCTTCGATCCTTGGGAATCCCTGATGCGCGAAATGATTCGCCGAATGAAGCGCAAAGATTACGATGCACGGGAGCCGGGTGGCAATTATATCATTGAACTCCATAAACGCCTCCTTCGCCGTGGTGCTGAAGGATTCGGTGCAAAAGATCGTTACCTGCAAGCCTTTTTCAACTTGGATACAGATAGACTCAGAGTAGTTAAACCTGTTGGGGCTGGATCGGAAGCAGCCAGAATGGTAGCCTTTGATAGATTGATGGGAATCTTTGGTAGCCTTCCAGACTACGGAAAGCAGAACCTTATTTGGGATATTGCTTCCGAGACTGCTGGCTACGAGAATGCGTCGAGATATGCTATCCAGCCCGGTGAATCAGAGAAGCCAACAATGGATGCTTCTATTGCTCAACTCGAAAATAACTCACTCCTTACTGGTGGTCAGATCATGGTTCTTGATGGGCAGAATGACTTGGTTCACGCAAAGGTTCACATCGAAGCACTCAACCCGATTATTGAAAAGGCGCAAGAAGCCTTGCAAGTTGACCCAATGCAACTTGCTCCGATGCTTGAGGGAATCAATGCTCTTAATGCCCATGTCGCACAGCATGTCGAGAGGTTGTCTGGCGACCCTGCAATGCGTGAGGAATCCGCGCTATACCGCAAGGTTCTTCAAAACGCAGACGAAATTTTGCACAACGGAACGCTGAAAGTTCAGAAGCTAATGGCTGAACAAGAACAGCAATCCATGTTGAGCGGAATGGAAGATGCGAATTTGGCGCAAGGTCAACAGCAAATTGATCCAGCCACGCTTGCTAAAATAGAGGCACAGAGAGCCGAGCGGCAGGCGAAACTTGATATGGATATGCAAATGCACCAGCAGAGAATGATTATGCGCCAGCAGGATGCCAACCAAAAGATGGCAATCCGTGACGCAGAAGCAGCCAGCAAGATACAATCGCAGGGAATTAGAATATGACACAAAGACAACTATTCCAAATGAATGCCGACAAGGTATCTCAATTGGAGAAACTACTAGACAACCCAGTTCTTAAAGAAGCATTTATTATTGTTAGACAAGAATGCGCCCCTAAAGCTCCAACGGATATTGAGGCCGCTAAAGCCATCGGTTCCGAAGAGTTTCAAAACAAACTTAATTCATTGATTAGAATCAATCCAAAGAAGTTGAATGATCTGGATAAGGAATATATCATTCAAGCTCGTAGGAAACTTTTGTCCACAGGGTTATACACCGAGGACGAAATCATGGAAGCTGAGAGGCTTTCACAAACAAACAACCAACAGGAGTAAAAATATGAAAATGGCAACAGAAAAACGCATTGCACCAGCAGCAAAGAAACCAATGGCAACATCTGGCAAGAAGACAGCTACCACTAAGAAATCTTGGGGTGAGCGTCATCGTGCCAAGATTAAGTAAAAATTATTATCTTATATGTCCGACCAAGCAACACCGACACCCACACCAACAGAACCAGCATCAACGGACTCGGCGATCACAAATCTCCGCAGTGCGCTTGATTCTATTGCATCCAATGATCTCAGCGTCACCCCTCCCAAGGAAGAGCCGAAGTCAAATCCAACTCAGCCTGCTCCAGAAAATACAGAAGCCCCTAAAAAAGAGGTCGAAAATACTGACAAATCTGGAACTAATGAGGGGGCAAAAACTGAAGAAGCTAATACAGATGCTCCTGCCGAGGTAGAGCCAACTGGCGAAAAAGAAAAGATTCGCTGGAAGGAACTGAAGTCGGCTGAAAAGGAACTCAAGTTGGCTCAGAAAGAGCTTGCTGAACTCAAGGCTAAAGGAAGCGAATACGAGCAAGCCAGTAAGGAAGTCCAAGACCTAAAGACTCAGATTGAAGAAATTCAGCGTGAGCGTGAAGCCGTGGATGGCGAGCTATACATGACCCGTGTTCAGGCTACAAAGGAATGGAAGCAGTATGTTTCCGAACCTATCAACGAGATTATCGAGGGCGCTGAATTCTTTGCTCAAAGGAATAAAGTTGAAACCTCTGATTTGATTGATGCCCTACAAGCAGACACAAACGGCGATCCTCAGAAACTTGAAGCGTTGATGGCTGATTGGTCGGAGCGAGATAAGACGAAGATTTGGAATCTTGCTGACAACCTGCTTCAGATTGAGAAACGCAAGGAGGAGTTGGAGGCTAATTCTAAAGAGGCATATAAGGCTTCTATGGAGCGACAGCAGCAAGAAGAGCAAGCGTTCTACAAACAGTATTTCGCTCAACGGGAATCAGCAATTCAAGAGGTTGTTCCGAAGATGACTGAAAAGGTTTACAATCTTCTTCCAGAAGACAAGCGACCAGACATCGCTAAACTTCAGCAAGAAGTAATGAGCTACGACGAGTGGCCTGAAAACCTTAAAGTATATGGCATCCTTGGAGCCGCTGTTCTTCCAGACTTGATTGATACAGTTAAGTCATTACAGAACGAGCTGAAGGAAACTAAGGAGAATAATGTTAAACTTCGCGGTGGCTCTGCTCCTGCTGCTGGTGGGAATTCCCCCAGAACTCCAGCAGAATCAAACAAGCCGACCAACTACGCAAAGATGGATACAGACGACTTCGTTAAGAATCTTGTCGGAAGAATGGTTGCTTAATTAAATAAGCATTCACAAAATAAAAGAGGACTGCTTTAATTAGGCAGTCCTTTTTTTTATTTAAAATTAACTTGCAAATATTGCTTTGTTCACATATTAGTTGCGATGCAGCATAACTAAGCTGTTGAAAAAAATGTTATGGATCGCTGATTCCTCAACATCAGTAACAAAATAAATCCGAGCTTATAAACACCGAAAGGCTTTTACACTGGCTCAGTAAAGGAAAATAAACCGAGTTTAAGTTGGGCAACTAAACGACGACTTGGATTCAAAACTAAATTTAACTTAAATAGAAAGATAATAATATGTCTCAATACAATATTGCTGATGTAAACAATCAGCTTCAACAGGAAGCAGGGCGTATCGGCGAGATGATCGCCGCCAAGCTCATTGCTACCGACCCTTGGAACCGTCTCATCAAGCAGGACACATTCCCTGCTGGCATGGGCGAATCCATCCAAACGCTCATTCAAGAGCGCACCACCGTTCCTAACGCCTCCAGCACTGCTTGGGCTGATGTGGGAACTAACGATGGTTCTGGCAACAACTGCAACCCGACTCCTCAGGTTGTTGAGTTTGCTCGCACCCTTCGTTCCTACAACCTCCAACAGGCTGCTATTCGTTCGCCCGGTTTCTGTGTGAACGATCTTCGCACTGCATGGAAGGCTGAAGAGCAATTGGCTGGTGAGGTCAAAGTCCTCAAAGAAAACAGTCAGTGGTTCTGGAGCAACCGCTACCGTGATGAGTTCTCTCGTCTCGCTGGCAACAAGGTTGTTCTTGATGTGCCTGATACGCTGGCGATGTCCAGCAGCGGAACCAACCAAGCGTTCCCTGCTGTGGCTCCTGCCTATGCGCTTGACCAAGGTATCCTTGATCAGTTCTACCTCGACCTTTCCCGTGATGCCGCTGAAGGCAATTACGCAATGGTTGACGGTGAGCCTCAATACGCTCTCATCTGCTCGCCTGAAACGAGCAACTACCTCAAGAAGCAGAACGCTGACATCCGTCAGGATTTGCGCTTCTCTTCGCAGGTTGACGAGCTTATCAAGCCATTCGGTGCAGCCTTCAGCTACAGTGGTTATGTCCACTTGGTTGATCGTCAAGCTCCTCGCTACAACTTCGTTGATGGCGCGTTTGTGCGTGTTCCGTTCTTCACAACCAGCCCTGCCAGCACTGGCAACAAGGCTATCGTGAACCCAGAATATCGCTCTGCCGCTTATGAAGTCAGCTTCATCTACAACCCTCATGTGTTCACTTCCCGTGTTGCGCAGGTCATCACCAGCCCCGGTTCGGGTCTGAAGTTCGATCCTGTCAACTATCGCGGTGAGTTCATGTGGATCAACAACAAGGACAATGCTAATAACATCCTTGGTGTTAATGGCTACTTCTACGCCTTGTTCATGCAAGGTTCTCAGCCGAAGCGTGTCGAGTGGGGTTATGCTCTTATGCATCTCCGTTGCTCGCCTGCTACGCTTTATCAATCCTGCTCGTAAGAGTCGGTCTGGTTAAACAATAATAAGTGTGGTGGGGTTCTATCCCCCACCGCACTTAAACCTAAAGCTAATGAAAGAAAAAGGTATCGCTCTCATTATAGGTATGGGTGGAGGATGTGGTTGCAAAAGTAAAGGATGCCCTGTTTGTAACGGAGGAAATATGGAAACTAATTTTACAGCACCGGAAGGTTTTGATTTTGAAGGAATGGAAGAGGGCGAGGAGAAAGAAGTTCTCGCTAAAGTTCGTTATATGGGTAATGGACAATTCGCTCTTGGCTCTGTTGATGGTTATGCTCTCGGAGAATCCGAGGAACCAGAAATGGAAGAAGAGGAAATGGAAGAGGAAGGGATGGAAGAAGAGGGAGAAGAAGAGAATTACGCTAAACAACTTAGCAACCGTGCAGGTTTAATGTAATATGGCAATAGCTCCTAACACCAACGATTCTAAATCCAACTTACTTGCAAAGATCGCCGAGAACACAGGCGAGACAAAGCCAAAGGTTGGGGACGGAGAGCATAATCTTCTTTGGAAGATTGCCGCTAACACATACTCTACTGCTGTTAATGGTGGTGGAGGCGGTGGAGGAACAGGAGCTACTGGAGCCACCGGAGCGGCTGGCGCAGTTGGTGCTACTGGAGCCAGTGGATATATTGGAGTTGACGGAGCCACTGGAGCTACCGGAGAACAAGGTTCTACAGGAGCGACTGGAGTTGGAGCTACAGGGCCAGAAGGAGCCACTGGACTTACAGGCTCTACTGGACTTACAGGCTCTACTGGAGCCACTGGTATTACTGGAGATGTTGGAGCTACTGGTTTAGAGGGCGCAACTGGACTCACAGGAGCTACTGGAGATATCGGAGCTACTGGACTAGATGGAGCTACTGGATCGACCGGAGAAGTAGGTGCTACTGGCCTTGAAGGAGCTACAGGATTCACAGGTGCAACAGGAGAGGTTGGCGCGACTGGATTGGAAGGCGCAACTGGTGCTACTGGTGAACAGGGTGCTACCGGATTGGGAGCTACAGGAGAAACTGGGGCTACTGGTCTTGAAGGCGCGACTGGTTCCACAGGAGCTACTGGCGCATCTGGATTTACTACATTTTATAGCGAAACCCCTCCAGCTAGTCCGACTGCTGGAATGCGTTGGGTTAATACGCTTACGATGGTCGAGTATCAATACTACGACGATCAGTGGGTTGAAGTAACAAGCGTTGCAACAGGGGCAACTGGAGCTACTGGTGCTGGAGCTACGGGTGCAGTTGGTGCAACCGGAGAGCAAGGTGCTACCGGAGCAACGGGAGACTTTGGAGCTACGGGCGCAACTGGTGCTGGAGCGACTGGCGAGCAAGGTGCAACGGGTGAGCAGGGGGCCACAGGAGAGCAAGGTTCCACTGGTGCTGATGGCGCGACTGGAGCTACTGGTATTGCTGGAGATGTTGGAGCTACGGGAATACAGGGTCCAACACCTTGGACATTGCCAGCTACAGTATATGACAATGGATTCGCTTACAACCTTGGAGCGGCAGTTACTTTTCAAGGTGGATATTATTACAGAACAGGCAACCCACTAAACCCCGGCTACCCTCCAACTCCGGGATCAATCAATGCTTCATGGACACCAGTTGCTGATGGTGGAGCGACTGGGCCAGATGGCGCGACAGGCGCAACTGGTCTTGAAGGAACCACAGGAGCTACAGGTATTACTGGTGTAGATGGAGCGACTGGAGCTACAGGAACACAAGGTGATGTCGGGGCAACTGGCTCTACAGGAGCTACGGGCGTTATTGGCGATACAGGATCGACTGGAGCCACGGGTATTGCTGGAGCAGATGGAGCTACAGGATCGACAGGTGCGACAGGATTAGATGGATCTACGGGTGCTACTGGTTTAAATGGATTAGATGGTGCAACTGGTTTTACAGGAGCAACAGGAATTCAAGGTGATGTCGGAGCAACTGGTTCAACTGGATTAACTGGTTTAGATGGCGCAACTGGTTCAACTGGTATTTCTGGAACAGATGGAGCGACTGGAGCCACTGGGGTTCAAGGGGATGTTGGAGCCACTGGTATCCAAGGAGATGTAGGTGCAACAGGAGCAACTGGACTTACAGGAGCAACTGGACTTACAGGAGCAACTGGACTTACAGGAGCAACTGGACTTACTGGAGAAACTGGTGCTACTGGAGAAACTGGTGCTACTGGATTAGATGGAAGCACGGGAGCTACAGGACTTGAAGGAGCTACAGGTTTGGAAGGTGCAACTGGAGCTACTGGGATTCAAGGTGATATTGGTGCAACAGGAGCTACTGGAGTTATTGGTGACGCAGGAGCGACAGGAGCGACAGGACTCACGGGTGCAACTGGATTAGATGGAGCAACTGGAGCTACAGGTCTAGAAGGGTCTACTGGTGCAACTGGTGCTGGCGCAACTGGCGCAACTGGTTTAGTTGGAGCTACAGGTTTAGCTGGACAATCTGCTACTTTTTATAATTATCAAGCTGATGCAAACCAAACAAGTGGAGTTCCAACAACTGGACACTTATTCTGGAATAATGCGTCTCAAGTTGCAGCAACATCTATAACACTATCGCACATCGATGCGATTGGTAACGATATTGATGTCTTTTTCCCACTATTCAAAACTGGGGACACTTTTGTCATTCAAGATCAAAATAACTCAAATAATTTTCAGACATGGGAAATTAGCGCAACGCCAACAATTGTATTAAATAGTTACATTTCAATACCATCAACATTGGTCACTTCTGCTGGAACAGGAACAACTGGGTTTGCTAATAACCACCAACTTATATTTGCAATAGTATCTAGCGGGTTAGTTGGTGCGACAGGATTGACTGGAGCAACTGGTTTAAATGGAGCAACAGGAGCAACTGGTTCTGCCCCAGCCAATACTGTTCTTTCAGACACGACTGCGGCTCAAGGAGGAACCCAACTGCTTAACATGGTGCAAATCACGCAAGCGGCATACAACGCAATTGGCACTCCAACAGCCAATACGCTTTACATCATCGTAGGATGAAACTGACTGATTCCAACGCGGGAGAAGTGGGAACTAGCGATGTTACGGCAATAGCGTCTGCAACGGCGACTTTTCGCCAATTCATGTGCTACGCCGCACTTACGATTTCGCAAACGATTACAGGCGCAATTGGAATTATTAAAAATGGCGCGGCACAGCTTACTCTTACTGGCAACAACACCTACACTGGCACAACCACGGTCAGCACCGGAACCCTAAGTATGACAGGCGTGAGCGGCTACAAAACCACCGACCTCTCGGTCGCCTCGGGAGCCACGCTCGGCATCACCATGACTGGCAATGCGACTTCCTTGGGTGCAAACACCGCAGGAACATGGACTTCATTTAATTCCGTGAACGCTTCCATCACTGGGGGGGGAGTTGTCGCTCTTAACGGAACCAATTTTATTAGTGCCGGAGGAAGCGGCGGAACCATGAAAACCAACCTCTCCGCAGGGGCGGTGCTGGATGTGCAAAGCGGAAGCTGGGCATGGGGCTATGGTCGTGCTTCGACCGCGACAAATCTCGGATCGCTCAATGTCGCCTCCGGGGCCGAATACCGGAGTTCGGACGGCGCAATTCAGTTCGACGCACTCACGGGTTCAGGCACGCTTGCTAATGCTTACAACGGAATTATTACGATCACCTTGGGAGTCAGCAACACAACCAACAACGCCGCCTACGGTGTTTCGGGCAATACAGCGACTTTCTCCGGGGTGATCAAAGGTCCAGACAGCTACACTGGTGTCACCACGGGAACATTGAACCTTGTGAAAACCGGAAGCGGCACGCAGATACTCTCCGGTAACAACACCTACAGTGGATCAACAAACCTTGGATTTTCAAATTCCTCAAATGCTGGCACATTGCGGCTCAGTGGATCGGGTAAAATATCAACTGCCGCCACTAACATATTCAACGGCACACTCGACCTGAATGGAATCAACCAGTCCATCACCACGCTCGCTCTGGGCGGCGGTTCGTCAGGCACTACAGCGGCAGTTACAACTGGAAGCGGCACTCTTACTCTGGGCGGAAATGTGACCTTCTCGGCCACGAACAACGCCAACGGAGCAAGCATTAGCGGAAACCTCAACCTTGGTGCTACCACCAGAACCTTTACAATAGGTAATTCGACTGCGGCGACTTCAGACCTCACGATCAGTGCCGTGATCAGCGGCTCTGGAGGACTAACAAAATCAGGGACTGGAACGCTAACTCTCAGCGGAAATAACACATACACGGGAGCGACTAGTATTTCAGCGGGGACACTTCGCGCATCAAAAACAAATGGTTCTTCAACGGCAACGGCAACATTCACCACAAGCGCACTTTCAGTCTCATTCAATGTTTCACCTCCATCGGGAGCAACAACCAATTTCCGTTTCTTCCAAGGAACAACAACTCAGTCTTACGCACCGGGAGTTATCTCCTTGTCAGGCGTTCCAGTTGGAACCACAGCAACCTATACTTCTGCAACCTCAACCCTTTCTGTAACAGTCCCATGATAATTTCTCCAAACGCAAATGGTTGGTCATACGACGATTCTGTTGGAATGTGGAAATTGGCATATGAAGATAAAATTATTATTTTCTACGAGCAAACAGACCAATCAATAGCAACTGGAGGCACATTATTTGTAGGGACTCACGAAGAATGCGAAATACACATATCCCAACTGGGCTTACATTTCCCAGAAACCGAGGAAACAGAATGAACGACAACGCAACATTGACAGGTATTTTAGTAACGACTACAAGTTTTACTAGTCTTGACACGACAATAACACCAAATAAGATTTAATAAAATATTATGCCAATTAATTTCCCGATACCAACATTTATAGGCGAGTTGTTTACCGCCGCAGGCAAGACATGGATGTGGAATGGTTACGCATGGGATGCCGTGACTGAAACCGCTGTTGGTGCAACTGGTGCTACTGGTTCTCAAGGCGCTACGGGTATTGGAGCTACTGGCGATGTCGGCCCTCAAGGTGCTACTGGAATTCAGGGTGCAACGGGTTTGCAGGGTGCTACTGGTGATGTTGGTGGCGAAGGTGCTACTGGGCCTCAAGGTTCTACAGGTGTTCAAGGCGCTACCGGAGAAGCTGGAACAGCGGGATCGACTGGCCCTGAAGGAGCAACTGGCTTGCAAGGCGCTACAGGAGACATCGGAGCAACTGGTGCTACTGGAATCCCCGGAGCCACAGGATTGCAAGGAGCTACGGGAGACATCGGAGCCGCAGGTTCGACTGGCCCTGAAGGAGCAACTGGTGTTGTCGGAGCTACGGGTGATATCGGATCGACTGGAGCTACGGGGCTTACTGGCGCAACTGGTCTTACAGGTGCTACTGGTGTTATTCCGGCATCAAATGCAGGGAATGTTTGGACATTTTCCGGGGATGGGACAACGAATACTTGGACATTGACTGGAAATACGAGTGGAAGTTTGGTGTCAGCATTATACATTGTCCATGCTGACGGGGTTATGCAGGCTCCAGCAAATTATACAATAAACAATGTATCTCCAAGAACGATTACAATATCAACAGTTCCAAGTGGAAGCTCCCTTGTAGTTGTTTCATTATCTACAGCATAGAATAACTTTAACAAAAAATTAAACAAACTTAAATTATGCCACTAACTAAAGCAACAACTAATGTAGTCAACCTCGACAAAGATACGCTTATCAACGGACTCACCGCTGGAAAGGGGTCTGGAAATATTGTAGGCAATACTGTATTTGGTCAAAATGCACTTTCAGTAAACACAACTGGAGGTAATAACACAGCACTTGGCCGTGATGCATTGCAAAATAATACAACTGCATCTAATAACACAGCAGTTGGATTTCATGCGCTTGAATTAAATACGACAGGTGTTGAAAATACCGCTATTGGTTCATTTGCGCTTGATGCCAACATTAGCGGAAGCAATAATACAGGAATTGGATATGGCGCAATTGCAAATAGCACTTCTTCAAGTAAAAATACAGGAATCGGGTGGGCTTCTTTAAATTTAAACACAACTGGTAACAGCAATACGGCAGTTGGTTATGGTTCACTTAAAGACAACACAACTGGAGGTAACAACACAGCAGTTGGTTTAGATGCGCTTCAATCAAATACTACTGGAAACAATAATGCCGCAGTTGGTGTAAATGCGCTTTTTGCTAACACAACTGGAATTAACAATACATCAGTTGGGGCTGGAGCTTTAACAAATAACGAAACAGCAAATAACAATACTGCCGTTGGTAATGGTGCATTAAATCAAAATATTGTTGGTATTAATAATACAGCTATTGGAGCTGGAGCGTTATATTTTAATAATGCAGTGAATAATACGGCAATTGGAATTAATTCATTACGAAATAATGTAGGCGGAACCCAAAATACCGCAGTTGGAGTTCAAGCAGGGGCGTTAAATACACAAGGAAATGGGAACACAGCACTTGGTTATCTTGCACTTTATTCTAATACTGACGGAGTAAATAATACAGCAGTTGGAAGATATGCATTACAAAACAATATTGCATCTGGGCCTAATGGCTACAATTGTGCAATTGGTTATAATTCTTTATTAGAAAGTATTGGTGGTATTGAAAATACTGCGTGTGGAGCCTCGGCATTGCGTGATCTGGTTACTGGTTCATACAATACAGCACTTGGAAGATATGCGTTGCATGAAAATGATGATATTAATAATTCAACAGGAATTGGTCATTCGTCTGCTGTAACAGGATCAAATCAAGTTCAACTTGGCAATTCTGCTACTACAACTTATGCCTACGGAGCAGTTCAAAATCGTTCCGACATCCGAGACAAAGCTGATGTCCGTGATACTGAACTTGGTCTTGATTTCGTAAACGCACTTCGTCCCGTCGATTTCAAGTGGGATATGCGCGAGGATTATCGCCCGGAAGCACCAGCTACTATTAATAAGCCCATTGATCTTGAAGATGGTGCTACTGAAGAAGAAAAAGCAAAATACGCTCAAGAACTTGCCGCATACAACGCTTATGTTGTTGAAAGAGATAAGTGGCTTGAAGATGTTAAACTTTCCAACATCACTCACGATGGTAGCAAGAAGCGCAGTCGTTTCCATCATGGTTTGATTGCTCAAGAAGTGAAAGCAGTTCTTGACGCTAAAGGCATTGATTTTGGCGGTTTCCAAGATCACTCTGTCAAAGGAGGCGACGATGTTCTTTCAATTGGATACGAAGAATTGATTGCTCCTCTTATCAAAGCAGTTCAAGAACTCTCTGCTAAAGTTGCTGAACTTGAAGCTAAATAATTAAAATAGTGTATGTTAATACTATAAACCAATGCCACTTCTTCCACAATTCGGAGATTCCGAAAACAATCTAATCGCCAAGATTGCAATTAACACTGGTCCTAATCCGCCAACTCGCGGAGATGGAAGGTGGAATCTTTTATACAAGGTAGTCCAGAATACATACGAGACTGCTGTTAGTGGAAGCGGAAGAATCTCTGGCGAAGTTCAAACCTACAACGATCTTCCTATAACGCTTAACAATCCTCCGCTTCGTTCTGTTTATATCGTTCTTGAGTCAACTGGAATCCCATTAATCAATAGGCATCCATCTGGACTCTATACGCGAATAGCAAATAACGGAAATCTTTCTGATTGGCTATATGCTGGAGACTTGAGTGATGGTGCGACTGGAGCGACTGGACCCGCTGGAAGTCCGGGTGGAGCGACTGGGGCAACTGGTTCAACTGGTCCAAACGGAGTGAACGGAGCTACGGGGGCAACGGGAGTTAATGGGGTGAATGGCGCTACAGGAGCTACGGGTATTTCTGGAGAGAATGGTATAGCAGGAGCAACGGGAGCAACCGGAGCGGCTGGAGTTTCAGGGTCAACTGGAGCCACAGGACCAAGTTTCCAGATACAATCATACGCAACAACATCTCTCCCATCTACAGGCAATTTTGCGTTTGATTCAACTCTTGAGATACCAGTTTATTTTTGGAACGGGTTTTGGAAGAAGTTTTCAGACGATTCTGTTGTAGCTGATAGGAGCGGCGGATTCGATCCAAATTCTATTACATCTCTGGCTATTTGGCTTGATGCCACAAACGGCATTTATGACTCCACAAGTGGAGGTTCAATTGTCACAACCAATGGGGCGGCGATTGGACGATGGGAAGACCTTTCAACTAACTCTAGAAATTTCACTCAAAGCACCGTCAACAGCCGACCGATCCTGTCTACCGCATCGCTTAACGGAAAGAACACCATCTCTTTTGACGGCACGGATGATTCTCTTTCATTAGTGAGTGCGCCCGGACTCTTGCGTTCAAAAACAGGGGCAACTTTTCTTGCTGTATTAAAACACAAAGAAATACTTTCCACGGCTGGGAAGGCTATTTTTCGCGTAGGTGGCCTTAGGCGCTTTGAATCTCGCCGAATTGGCATGGCGCAACGCTCAATCGTGACACGAAGACTAGATTCCGATCCAACATCTGATTCGAGGTCGCCTAGTGGGAGTGTTTCGCTAGATTTTGAGTTGATCGCAGACGCTGTAGATTATTCTGAGTCAACAGTTTTTATGTATAAAAATGGCGTTCTGATTTATCAGAATCCTCAAGGAACGGCTGGAACAACAAGCGATACGGATGTTGCAACA